AATTAAGCAATATTCAGACAGTATTTCGATTGTTAATTTTTCGAATTTCACTGTTATTCGGTGTTTTTCTACTTGACAGTCATCTTTTGCCGGTGTACTATACGGTTAAAGTCACCGTTTAACGGTGTTTATCAACCAGAAAGGAGTGAAGTCATGGAAAGAAATCGCTACGACAGGGTGATTTACCGAAATCTGTTGGCTGAGATGGTTGTCAGAAGTGAAAACTATGAATCTCTTTCAAGAGTATGCAGCATCGATGCACAGACTTTCGGTAAGAAAATGCGGGGCGATGCACCGTTCACCGTTTTTCAGGTAGACGTGCTATGCCGGTACTTTGATCGACCATTTGAATATCTGTTCGCAACTACGCAATAGGAGGGAGAACATGGAAAAGGAATACTCCGATTCTGATATAGCGATATGCAGGCGAATCGAACAGGTGTTATCTGATATTTTATCAGACAAATACGATTGCAAAGTAAAGCTTCGATTCTTGCCTGAAGAATACGGAAATGGAGGTATGCATGATGAATCCGCAGTTAGAGAAGAACATCGTCCATTATGCGGCAATGGTGCTTGAATGGCTGGACATCGATGCAAAGCAGCATCAGACAGAACGCCCGGCATTGGTGGAAATGTTTATGGATACTCTGAATGCCCTTGAGCAGAACAAAGAACAGGAGGACTAAATCATGGAAGAAATGAAGGGAATCAGCTACGCAATCAACACGCTTGGAAACACCATCGCCCAGCTGGAGCAGGAGCTTTATTATGAACGCCTGTGCAGGGAGAATGCAGAAAACCGGGCAAAAGATCTGGCGAAAGAAAATGAGCGCTTGAAAAATAAGCTTGAAGCAGTTGAATCCTATATCAATGAGGTGGACAACGAATGGCAATGACCATCGCCATCATGGGTGAAAGCGGAAGCGGGAAAACAACGGCTATGCGGAATCTTCCACCGGATTCAACCATGTACATAGATTGCGACCAGAAGGGGCTTAGCTGGCGCGGCTGGCGTACTTGTTTCAATACGCAGAAGCGGAATTATGTACGCTCTTCCAATAAAGATACGATCATGACGCTATTTGAGCGGATTGATAAAGCCCCGGAATTTTCGCACATCAAATACATAATCGTCGATACGATCAACGGAATCATGGTGGATGATGAGATGAGCCGCATGAAAGAAAAGGGCTACGACAAATGGGCTGACCTTGCGTTTTCGGTATATGGGCTTATTACATACGCGCTGAAAATGCGGGACGATCTTACGGTTATCTTCCTTGCCCATGCACAGGCTGAACGGGATGATAACGGGAACGTGTGGGCGCACATCAAGACCAGCGGAAAGAAACTGGACAAGATCGTGCTGGAAAGCAAGTTTACCACGGTTCTGTACAGTAAGTGCCTTGACGGGAAGCATGTATTTGAAACGCATGCCAACAACTCAACCGCAAAGACGCCAATGGGCGCATTTGAGGAAATGACCATAGAAAATGACATCTATGAAGTAATCAAACGTTTGGAGGAATTCAGATGAACATTACACCGGGCTATGAAAAAGCAGCTGCATATGATGGCAGCAATGAACGCCTACCGGCAGGCGGTTATATCTGCCGAATTCTGAAAGCGTGGGTAGAAACAACCATGTCGGGCAGTGAGCAGTTGGTACTAGCGCTGGAAATTTCCGAAGGTGAATACACCGGTTATTTCAATAGACAGTACACCAGCCGCTTGGAGAACAAGCCTAAAGCGAAATGGCCATGCGTATTCAAGCAGTTCACGCTGAACACCGAAGGAGAAACGAATCCTTTCTTCAAGGGCATGATAAAGTCCATTGAGGAATCGAACAACGGTTATAAGTGGAACTGGCAGGAAGCGGGACTTCAGAACAAGATGATTGGAATGATCTTCCGAGAAGAAGAATTTGAGGCAATGGATGGAACGATCAAAACCACAGTTCGCCCGGCATTCCCGCGCAGCGTTCAGCGAATCAGAAACGGCGTAGAAATCCCGGAAATCCGTCGATTGAACAGGAAACGCACATCGGGCCGAAATTCGTTCTACGACCCTTTTGAGAGCGAAGAGGGCAATGCTTCTGATTATGCATCCAATCCGGGAAAACTTCCGTGGGAATAGAAAGGAGAAAACACATTGCCAAGATTATATGAGCTGACGGACGCTTATGCTTCACTGGTTGCTATGCTGGAAGATTGCGAAACCGAAGAAGAAACGATGGAGATTATCAACCAGATCGACGCTGTAACAAGCGATATTTCCGTGAAAGCAGAAGCATATGCACGTATCCGTCTGAATCTGAAAGCACAGGCAGCGGAGCTGGATGCGAAAGCGAAGATTTTCAAGGAAGAAGCAGATCGTTTGTTCAGCAAAGCTAAGAGCGTAGAAAACAACGTTCAGCGTTTGAATGATCGTTTGCTTTTTGCAATGTCCATTGCGGGGCTTAGGCAGCTGCCCACTCCGCTCGGAAAATTCTATACACAGCAGACCACCCGCGTGGATGTGCTGGATGCGTGGGCTGTTCCGAAAGAATATGCAATACCGCAGGAGCCGAAGGTAGATAAAGTCGCTATCCGCAGAACGTTTTCTGAGACCGGTGAAATCCCGAACGGCTGCGATATTGTTGTTACGGATGGGCTGAGGTTCCGATAAACCAATGGGCATATGAACACAAAGTGCGAAAGAAAGGAGATAAGCGAATGCATACGAGACCTACGCAAAGCATGAGGATTCTTAACTATATGCGCGATCATGGCAGCATAACGCAGGATGAAGCATCGAAAAAGCTGGGCGTTATGCGTCTTGCATCCCGGATTTCAGAGCTTAAGAAAAACGGTTATGTAATCACCAGCAAAATGGTGAGAGTCAAGAATCGTTACGGCGAAACGTGCCGGGTGAAGAGATATAGCCTGTATGGTGATGACAATGGCTGAAATCAAGTGGATCAAGCTAACGACGGATATGTTTGATAATCGGAAAATCAAGCATCTGCGCAAGCTTCCCGAAGGAAATAACATCGTTCTGATCTGGGTGATGCTCCTTACAATGGCAGGCAGATGCAATGCCGGGGGCTTGATATTCCTTACTGAGAACATTCCGTATACACCGAAAATGCTGGCAGATGAATTAGGCTTTGAGGAAAACACAGTCCTGCTTGCGTTGAAAGCATTGGAGCAGTTCAACATGGTTATCACAGATCAGGGCTTTTTCACGATTGCCGGCTGGGAGGAATACCAGAACGTCGAGGGCATGGACAAGATCAGGGAGCAGACCCGCAAGCGCGTCGCTGCGCACCGGGAAAAACAGAAGCTTCTATCATCGCGTAGCGTTACAGGTAACGTTACAGTAACGGATAGTAACGCAACAGATATAGATAGAGATATAGAAATAGAAAAAGAGAAAGAGAAAGATATAAATAATTCCTCCGCTCCCGCTCCGGAAAAGCCTGTCCGACACAAATACGGATACTATAAAAATGTCCTTTTGAGCGATCAGGACATAGAAAAGCTCAAAGAAGAATTCCCGCATGATTGGGAAAAACGCATTGAACGTTTATCTGAGTACATAGCCAGCAAAGGCGCGAAGTACAAAAATCATCTGGCTACGATTCGTGCATGGGCAAGAAAGGAGGTTCAATCGGATGCAAAACGTGTCGGCAGCAACGCAAGAACTGATGAACAAATTGAGAGGGGCATTGGATGGAACCGCGTCCTTTGATGATCTTAAGCCGAAAACTCCGGAGGAAAAAGCGCAGAGCGATGCTGACGCGCTGAACAGGGAATACGGCAAAGAGCATGAGGTAGATGGCTATGAATGCGAAAAATGCCGGAATCGCGGGTTTATCTATTACGCGAAAGGCATTTATGTTACCCGTTCAGATTGCGAATGCCAGAAAGCGCGGCATTCCATAAGACGTATGCAGCGATCAGGGCTTGGCAATGTCATAAACAAATATACATTCGCCCGGTATAACGCTGAAACGGAATGGCAGAAGCAAATCAAGGAATCAGCCCAGGCGTTTCTAAAAGATGAATCCGCAAAATGGTTCTTTATAGGAGGTTCAAGCGGTTCGGGAAAAAGCCATATCTGCACAGCGATCTGTCGGAATCTTCTTTCCTCCCTGAATGTTCACTATATGATGTGGGAGGAAGAGAGCGTCGAAATGAAAAGCATGGTTACGGATGCTGAAACATATTTCCCGCGTATGAACCGGCTGAAAGAAGTGGATGTACTCTATATAGATGATTTCTTCTCCGGGCGCAAGGAACGCAATGGAGAATTAGCAAAGCCCACATTCGCAGATGTACGACTTGCCCGGGAAATTCTCAATCATCGGTATGTAAACGATAAGACTACCATCATTTCTTCGGAATGGTACAGCATGGAGATATTCGATATAGACGAAGCGCTGGGAGGGCGCATTATCGAAAAGAGCGGCATATATTGTCTGAACGTGGGGCGCGGTCCTGATAAGAACTATCGCCTCAAAATGGGTGGCGGTCTGTTATGAATATTCAGATCACTTTGGCTGGACAGCCCATTACAAAGAAAAACAGCCAGCAGATCATAAAAGTGGGAAAGCGCAGAATGATTATTCCTTCTCCGCAGTATCGCCAGTATGAGAGAGATTGTCTGATGCAGATACCGAAAAGCGCACGTCTGGGCATAACAGAAGCGATCAACATGCAATGCAAGTATTACATGCCAACGCGCCGAAGGGTTGATCTGTGTAACCTTATTGAAGCAACTTGCGACATTTTAGTAGCTGCCGGCGTACTTAATGATGATAATAGCCGAATTGTGGCTTCCCATGATGGTTGCGGTGTATATCATGACAAAAAGAATCCAAGGGTTGAAATCACTCTGACAAGCTATAAAGGAACGACAATATAAATCTATATGTTGGGGGTGATACCAATGGAAAGACACTATATGATCGAATACCGCAAAAAGCATGATTTGAGCATTGTTGAAATGGCTCGAAAATGCAATACCTCAGCGACGTTACTAATAAGGCTGGAAGAATGCGATCAGGAGATCACGCATCCGAAAATCGCGGAGCGGATAGGCAGGCAATATAAGCTGACAAAGAAGCAGACGGAAAGCCTGATGCCTGAGCATTACAGACCGTCCAGCCCCAATTATGACCCGGATTTGTATAGGAGAAATAAAGATGAACTCAAACAAATTACAATCCTGCCGGGAAGGTATCGCTAAGAAGTCGTGTTATGGATGCCGTTATAAAAGCAAAAACCTGAATTGTACGATCAACCGTGAAATCGAATGTTCTGTTGATGGATATTATAAGTACTGGGAACCGAATCTGAAAACCTGTAAGAAATGTATGTGGAGTACCAATGTGGGAATCAAGTTGTTCTGCATATCTGTGCAAGGCACTTGTCTTAGAAAAGAGCAGATCAGGAGACGCGCTATGATGAATGGCAGAAAGGATGATCGGAATGGAATTTGAAAAGCTGGGAAAAATCCGCGATGCATACCGTGAGCGCGATAAGCTGAAAGATAAAATCTATGAATTTGAATGCATGCGTCATTCGCCCAGAGGCGCGAATTATGGACATGAGCGCGTACAGGCATCATCCAAGGGCGATATTCAGGCCGACAATCTGGCTAAGCTGGATGATCTTCTGGAAGTATATAACGAAAAGCTTTCAAAAGTCATAGAGCTGATTATGGAGTTTGAATCTGCGCTCAATTTGCTTTCATTCCGGGAGCAGCAGATATTGCGTCTTTATTATATCGATAGATTGACATGGGAGGAAGTCTGTGTGGAAATGAATCTGAGCTGGACGCCGATGCATAACGCCCGACGCGCTGCGCTACAGAAGATTTGCCCGGATTTTCAGCAGCGAGAAAAAATTGGGGAAAATCGAAAATTAGTATAGAA